AAGATTTCGATGATTTGAATGAATATGAAATAGTGAAGGGTGATGATTTATTAGCACCGATTAATAAAAAATCACCAAATGGTATTTTTCCAATTAAAGACAAGTTATATTGTTTCGATTTTGAAAAAGGTATCTTTAAACCGAGTTTTAAAGATTTGTATGATGAATTTGAAAAAAGGATGACAACAGGAGATATTGATATTAAAGATATCGCTTGGTCAGAAATTCTTAAGGACGAATTGCGTAATACTGAAAAGAAAGAACCTAGAAGTTTTAGAGTGAGTCCCGTATCTATGCAAGTGTTAACTAAGAAATGTTTTGGTAAAATGGTTAAGAAAATAGTTCGCGAGCGATGGTTTAATGAAATTATGATTGGACTGAATCCTTTTTCTGAGTGGCCTAAATTATACCAACGTATGCAAGGAGGCAGATGCTGGGGTGGTGATATAGGTAAATATGATAAGTGTATGAGAGTGCAGGTCCAAATAATGGTAGCGGAAAAGATTTTGAAGTATTATAAAGGTTCTTGTGGGCAAGCAGCTAGAAATATTTTGTTGAATATTGCTTACAATGTAGTTGTAGTAAATGATGATTCTTGGATTTTAACACACTCTTTACCATCACGTTGTTGGTTGACGGCAATATTTAATAGTTTAGTAAATAGAGTATACACTGCGATGTGGTACTATAGAGAGATGAATAAGAATGGTTATAAGCCGGATTTTTTGAAATTTCATGACCATATATCAGATCCGGTTTATGGAGATGATCGTTTAAACAGATGTATAGATGCTAAATATCAAGATTTTTTAAACGCAATAACTATGGAACAATTTTTTAATTCTTTAGGTATGGAGATGACAGATTCTTTGAAAAATAAAATAGAAACACCATTTCAGCCAGTACATGAAATAACTTTTTTGAAAAGATATTTTAGATTTCATCCTAAATTAGGAAATGTTACTTGTCCCTTGGACTTAAGAACGGTTTATAGCACATTATCGTGGATTGATTCATCGAAAGAGGATCCAGACACAGTATTAAGAGATAAGATTAATGCTTTTCAACGGGAAATATTTCTCCATTATGATATATACCATGAAGACATAAATAAATTAGAAAATTTTTGCGCAGAAAATAATATTTATTTTTCTTTGCTTACTGAAAATTATTTAATAAAATTGTATCTTAGTGGTAATTATGATGATTTCTATTTAAAAGCATTTGGCGTTTTAATAAATTAACTTTTCGAAATGTAAATATTGTTTAAAATTTTTGTAAATTTATGTTTTTATGTTATTTTTAATGATAGTTGTTTGTGAATACAACTTTAAAAAATTTACTTTGAGATTATTGTAACCTTTTAATGGGATTCTTGTAACCAGGGAATTGATAATTTTGAATATTGACAAGAGACTCTATTTGTTGAATATAGTGATAATTCAATTCTTCGAGTATAAACTAATCATTTCACTACAATAGAAACTATATATGATAATTATCAAACTTCTTTAAGGACGAAAGAAGTTGTAGAAATACCGTCTATATACAATAAAAAGCCTAAGGCCACTCATGTAGATCCTGAATATAAGATGAATTTTGACCGTATTTTGGAGAAACCTTTTTTGGTTACGACAGTAAAGTGGTCAACGACTGATAATAATTTTACAGAATTATGGAGATTACCATTTCCTTCTTGTATTATGTCTAACCCTTTAGCAAAAGTTCCTTTTAATTCAGCTACTTTTTATCAAGCTAAAATGTGTTGTATGTTGCAAGTTTCAGGCACGCCTATGCACCAAGGCTTAATTTTAGTCGCAGCCGTACCTCACGGTACTCCAGCCATAACAAATCCTAATCAGCTTTTATCAGCACCACATGTATTTTTGAATGCGACGGAATCAACATCTGTTTGTTTAGAGTGCCCAATGTATACACCTAGTACTTTGTACAAGACTCAAGACCCCGATACAACTGTCAATGATTTAGTGGTATCTACTAGTAGGTTTGGTACTGATGTTTTTGATTTAGTGTTTTTTGTGATGGATGCGCTGACAGTGGCAGTGGGTTCTTCTACGACAGTTTCTCTTTCAG